GCCATTTGGCGTGTAGACATAGACCGAACCGGATTCACTGCCCTTATCATCATCCCCAGAAGCACCAACTACCACAACCCCGTGGTCATTCATCTGCACTCCATGACCAAAACTGTCATACTCGGCACCATCAGAGGCAACAAGTTTGGCCGTGGTCTCTTCTCCATTGACCGTATGATGTTCACCGTAGGAGTAAATCACTGGCTCCTCATGAGGGAGGAAGTGCATTCCGTCTTGCCCGACATAGAAGCCAGCAGGGTCTTGGGTAAAGACATAGACTGATCCGGAACCCTCACCGTTGTCATCGTCAGAATGCGATCCAACCGTGATAGTACCGTCTTCATTGATTGAAACAGAGCTACCGAACAGACCATCACCTGCTACATCAGGGGCTGTCAGTTCAATTTCCGAGTAACCACCAGAACCATTCGGTACATAAACATAAGCAGCGCCGATGCCGGAAGTGGCACCGGTAACGATGACACCAGCCTCATTCACAGCAAGTGTCGGACCTGTACTACTATCTCCGGTAATCAGCTTGGAAACTGTATAGTTACCATTGCCATCCGGCTCATGGATGTACAAGGCACCGTCAGCACCAACAACAATGGTGCCATCATCCTGAACCACACCGCTTCGACCAAAGCTATCATTGGAGTCAGGTGCGGACAGTTCCAGCTCTATATAAATGCCGGCAGGATCCGGTGTGAACACACGAGCAAGATCGCCTGGACCGTCGGCAAAGATAACACCACTGTCGTTAATGCTAACATTGCCACTGGTGCTGCCAGCTCCTGGAATAAAGAGAGTGTCTTCTGCGTAACCGCCAATACCATCTGGAGTGAAGATGTAGATCTTGTCTTCAATCCCGTCAAAGACGGAAGCAACAATCACTCCACTTGCATTCATTGAGAGGCCATGCTCACTAGGCATGCCACTAAAGATACCCTCAGGTACAGTCAGCTTGACTTCCGAATAGCTCCCGCCGTCTGTCGGAGTGAACACATAAATAGCTTTTTCGGCACTACCCGGAGTACCATCTCCGAAGGCACTAACCGCAACAACACCTGAGTTATTGATCGCAGTATTGGCACCGAAGTGGTTCAGGTCAGCGCCATCAGAAGCCACAAGTTTGGTCTCCGCATAACTGCCACCATCTGGCGTGTAGACATAGACCGAACCGGATTCACTGCCCTTATCATCATCCCCAGA